CGAGCTGATTATTTATGATGACGGCGAACACCGTGATTTGCGACAGGAGCCAACATATCAAAGCATATTTGCCCATTTGACCAAAAGAAAGATTGACTGGCACGTGGAATGGGGTAGTGGCGAAGGCCAGGTTAAAAACCATCAAAGAGCTTTGAAAGAAGCAAAACACCCCCTGATATGGAGATTAGACGATGATCACGTTCCAGAAGCCAATGTGTTGGAAGTCTTATTTGGAGAATTGGGAAAACAAACAGGCGCCATAGGCGGCCTCGTATTAGACCCAAAGATTGACCTGCGTCCCAATAAGGCCGCCTCGTCCAAAATTGAAGATATTTTTCTGGGGATTAATGAACAATGGTATCCGCACGAAAAATCCAACATCAAATCAGTTGACCACCTGTATAGTACGTTTTTATTCAGGAAAGAAGCCGCCGCACATGGGTACAATATGCAATTGAGCCGCGCAGGACATAGAGAAGAATCCATATTCACGTATGAAATGAAACGTAAGGGTTGGAACATAGCTGTTACCCCGCATTGCGTAACATGGCATTATAACGCGCCAGCAGGCGGAATTCGTGACGGTACGCATGAAGAAATGTGGAAACACGACGAGGTTATATTCAGAGAACTATATAAAAGTTGGGGTGTAAAACAGACGCAGTATTGCAACATCGTGTTAAATAATGGGCTAGGCGACCATTATGCGTTTAAATCCTTAATGCCGGAAATTATTCAAAAATATAAGGGGCATAAGATTTTACTGGCGTCCTGTTTCCCTGAATTGTTCGAAGAATATGAAGGCGTACATCATCTGACAATCGCCGATGCAACATTGTGCTATGGTGAATATATTAATGATTTTGACGTCTATAAATGGATGGTTGACAATAATTGGACTGGGCCTATTTTGGACGCCTATCGCAAATTATATAAGGTATGAGCATCGTATTAATAAGTCCGTTTAGCCAAGCAATGAGAAACGGCGCACAAAACGCAAAAAACTACCCGTATTGGCAGGAATTAATTGTGCAGTTAAGAAAGTCTACTGAAATAAATGAAATCATTCAGATAGGCGTAGGCAACGAATATCGTTTTGAAGGCGCCGTGCACAGATTTAACCAGCCGCTCAAAGAAGTTGAAAAATTGGCGCGTGATGTTGATGTATGGATTTCCGTGGATAACTTTCTTCCACACCTGTGCAACGCACAAAAAGTGCCAACCAAAGGCATTGTGATATTCAGCAGGTCAGACCCCAACCATTTTGGGTACACACAGAACACCAATTTATTAAAAGACCGTAAGTACCTGCGCCCAGACCAGTTTAGTATCTGGGAACAATGCCCGTACGTGGAAGAAGCTTATGTGAGCGTTCAAACGGTCGTTAACGCCGTGTTTGATATCATCAAGCCAAAGCCGCCGATGATAATCACCGGAACTACTTCTTAAAATATTTGGAATTGTCAAAATAATGTAGTATATTTGCACTCAAATTAAAACTGAAACTATGAATTACAAGATTTGGAACGGCGGTACAAAGACAGACCCCAATCCCACAATAGCTCCGACGATTACCCCAACCAAGCCTGTTACAACACCGGGCAAAGAAAAGGATCCATCGAGAATTCCATACAAACGCCCAGAGGCCGATCCACGCCCAAAGGCATAGTATTCACATTTAACACGAAAAATATGCCCGTAAACGTAAACTATGGTGACTTTGACCCGATAATGGAATCATCCATTAAGGCCCAGTTGCGCGATCGTCAACATTATTTAGCAAGCAATAATGCCTATCCTACGCTGGCAGTACATCCTGTCAACGGAAATTTCGAACAGCAGTGCGCCAAAAAGCGTTTCAATGATTTGGTTGACAAATACAGGCATGCGGTAGGTTCTGAAAACGTGCCCCCGCGTGTTATGATGATGACCATGATAAATTCATTGGCTATGCAGTTGATGGTGTCCATGATGGACAGTTGCCAGATTGAATTACCGCACCGTAAACAACTTGAAGATTTGGCGGTGAATATAGTAAGCAAAGATTTTAACATCAAAGAGGGTGACATCATTTTTGACGTTCATATTGTTGGTCTGGGAAACGTGGAATTCCCGTCCAATATGAAAAAGGAAAAAGAAGAGTTCGAACCGCCACCTACATTAAATTATGACGCGTCGGATGAAGTGCAAAAACGCAGATTCATCAATTCATTGATTTCCGGTGCATCCAAAAAAGGCCATTACATCTTCCACCTTGGCAAAGATGAACTGGATGCCATCAATAAAGATTTGATTCCCGTATACCAGATTTTAATGTCGGCCAATGACCTGATGTATTATATGCTGCCGGATTCATACGCCGGCGCCGCCATGGATAGCGACCAATCCAAAGCCGGGTTTGAAAAATTAAAATTCAACGCCGACGGAATCCCGGTAATTACAGTGGAAGCAGTTAATTTTCCCACCCTGCTGCATGAGATTATCAAAGCCGTAATGGAATTGATTGCCACCATGGCATTGCCTGACGATAAAGCACTGCTGGAATACGTATACGACGAAGCAGATTTTGTGCTGGCCGAAATGTGGTACTTGCGGCTCGGCCCTGTCTACTGGGAACGCCTGTTGAATTGTTTTCCTGCCGCCTATCTTGATGTGAAATCACAAATTCTGGGCAAAATTTTTGAACTACCCACCAACGCGTTCAACGCTTTTATACACTCCGCCATATCTGAATACGATACGGCCACGGCCATCAATCAAATAACCACTTGGGGAAAGCAGATTAAAGAAAATATACGTTCGTATAACCAAGAGCAGATATAAACTACTGCTTTTCAGCGCACAAAGCGCTTTATTGCTATATTTATAAGAACTATATAAGCAATAAAGTGCTTTTTTTTATGAATGCGCGTGAAGAAATTGTCAAAGAATATGCATATTGCGTTCGCAGCCCGATTCATGCGATAGAGAGTTATTTGCAAACCTTTGACTTAACAAACAACGGATACGTCCCTTTTATTTTATTTGACCAGCAAAAAACGGCCATCCGTAATTATGAAGCTGAACGGTACAACATTCTGTTGAAATACCGCCAAGCTGGGGCATCGTCTTTCAGCGCCGCGTATTTAGCCTGCAAGGGCGCGTTTGCCGACCCTAAACGCCCCGAAAAAGTATTAATCGTGGCAAATAAACTGGATACCGCGGTTGAATTCCTAACCAAAATTGTAGAATATCTGAAACAATTTCCCGAATGGGTTCCTATTCGCGAGAAAGATGATAAATTCACACGTGAATCGCAAAAATATATCAAATTAAAGAATAAAAGCGAATACAAAGCCGTGTCGTCAGCACCCGACGCCCTTCGTGGATTTACCCCAACATATATCGTACTGGATGAAGCAGCGTTTATCGAAGGCGGTTCCGCATTCTGGGCACAGTGTCTGGCTTCAATCAGCACGGGTGGAAAAGCCACGCTTATCAGCACACCAAATGGCTTGGATGACGTCTACTACAAACAATATGAAGGATCACTTGAACGTACCAATAATTTCAAAATTACTGAAATGAAATGGTACCATGACCCGCGCTATAATCAGGATTTAAAATTTGTACACACCACCGATATTATTAAATGGATGCTGACACCGGAAAATGAACGTACCGAAGATGTTATTCATGTACTGATGGACGGTGACGAACAGACACGCCACGATTACTGGCAGCAATTGATTGAAATGGGCTATCGCCCGCATTCAGAATGGTTTGAAAATACCTGCCGGCAAATGAACTTTAATCGCCATGATATTGCCCAAGAGGTTGAGGGGAGTTTTCTTGGGTCTGGCGACAACGTTATTGATATTGAAACTATTATACAACAGGAAAAGGAAAACTGTAAACCCCCGGTCAAAAAAGAATGGATGACAGATATGTGGGTTTGGAAAGAGCCCGAACCAGACCATCGGTACGTTGCCGGGCTGGATGTCAGCCGCGGTGATTCAGATGACTCAACCGGATTGGTTATCGTGGACTATGATACATGGGAAGAAGTTGCCGAATTGC